GGTGCCGCAGTGCCGACATTCGGAATCCTTCACCTCCAGCCCGGTGGCCGCGTGCTGCCCCTCGGCCCAGCTCGGCCGCGCTGCACGGGCCAGCCGCAGGGCCTCGGCCACCACGTCGCGCGCCGCCTGGTCGGCCACAGTCCACGGCCAGCCGATCAGGCACAGCGATGATCGCAGCTCCGCGATGAACGCGCCCTCATAGCATAGCTTGCTCGGGATGGTGCCGTCGCGGAAGTCCCGCACGATGACAATGGCCATGGTGGTTGCCAGCCGCTCCGCTGATCTGACTTTGTGTTTACGCCTCCGGGCCATCGGACCAGCCGACCAAACGCATTGCCGCCTCGGGGTCGATTCCGGCCTCCTGTGCCTCGGCCATGGCCTTGATGATTGCCGACATGCTCCGCGCCCGCGCGCCGTTGTCCCAGCTCTGGAATGGCCGCTCCACGTCGATGGATACCGCGCCGCCCAGCTTGCCGGTGGCCTCGGCCTCGATGGTCTTGGCGATCGGCAACAGGGTGTAGGTGACAAGATGCCTTTCCAGCTCTCGGAATACTGGCCCGGTTGATGCCGGGTTGAAGAACGCCGCGGGGATGCCGAAACACTCGGCCACCGCGCCGCGCGCCCGCGTCCACAGTGCATCGGTCTCGGCCTTGCGCAGATCCGGGGTCAGGTCATCATGCTTCTGGCCTAGTTGCGGGTTCATGCCCGCCGCCGTCGCTTGCGCGGTGCCTTCCACGATCAGGGTGGATCCACGCCTGCCCCGGATCGCGGATCGCATGGCTTCCATGTCCTCGGGGCTGGAATCGGGCAGGGGCAACACCTGACTGCCGATCGGTGCATCCCGGAACGTGTCGCGCAAAGCGCCCTCGATCTCGTGCAGCAGGTTGGCCGACAGGGCTGCACGCCGCAGGGGTGCCGTGCCCGTCCATGGGGCCACGGGGTCGCTGCCGATCCTGATATGCAGAACTTCAGGTGCCAGCCGGGTTTCGGTGCGCCCGCCGCCCGCCTCGGGGATGGAAACCCGGTATGCCACGGGCCTGCCGTTGCGGGTGGAAACATCCCAGTCACTCGCCGGGGTGATGCCGTCTCCGATGATGCCGACGAACTCGCCGCGCAGGGCCAGGGCACGCCCGATCAGCGCCATGGTGTTGCGGTCCAGCGCGTCGGTGCCGGTCACGTCAGCGCCCGACAGGATGCCCTCCCATAGGCTGATGCAAGTCTGCGCCGCGCTCGTCAGCTCGGCCACGTCAGAACCGCCGCTGATGTAGCTGGCCCGCGCCGCCATGATTGCCGCCGTGTAGCCGGTGCCGGATGCTCGGGTTTCAACTTCCGGCAAATTTGCCGAAGGTTTCCGCCGGAAAATGTCCATGATGCCCATTACAGCCTCCAGCGTTTCAGGGGGTGAACTTTAGGGTGGTCGCCCGCCTGAATGTTCCATGCCCGCGCCTCCACCTGCGCCGCCTCGAACGCGGGCCGGGTGACGGTGGACAGCTCGAACAGCTCCGCGCGGGTGACGCGCCGCAACAGCCCGTTGCCGCGCCGCTCGATGGTCTCGCCGCCTGCCGGAACCCGGAAACCCGGTGACAAGCCCCGGATAAGCCCCGCACGGTGCGCTGCCAGAAAGTCGGTGGCCCAGCTGGTGCCGCCCTCGATGCGCGCCTCGAACTCCAGCGCCTCGTCGGTCTCGCGGATCTCCAGAGAACCCGACGCCCGACTGGCAAGGGGCCGGTTGAAGTCGTGGCCAGATAGCAGGTGTATGTCCTCGCCCGCCGCGATCCGGCCAGAGAACGCCCGCGCCTCGAACATCTCGAAGCGCCCCGGCACAAGCTCGGTTTCGACGTTGTAGGGGAAGGCCCCGGAAACCCGGAACCCTCCATCGGTTGCGCGCAGCTCCAGCGCGCCGGATGCTACGCCATGCAGGATCATGCCAGTTGCAGACCGGTCAGGACGCGCAGCTGCACGGGACGCGCCACGGTCACGTCCATGGTGGCCAGCGCGGTCAGCCGCAGCCCGCCGGATGCCGCATCGCTGAACGGATCGCGGATCACGTCCACCGCGCCCCATGCGCCGACATAGAACGGGGCCACGCCGCCGGTCGAGGTGGTCAGCAGCGCGGTGGTCGCCTCGGGGGTGCCGGCGGGTGCCGCCAAGCCGTTGCTGGTGGTGGCGATCTGCCCCATCAGGCTTTGCAGCTTGTCCCACTCGGTCAGCCCGGATCCGGTGTCGAACAGGGATGCGTCGAGGAAATTCCACAGCTCGGGCCGGATCATGCCCCGGATCGCGCCGCCGCCGGATGCCGCGTTGCTCACCATGAACTGCGCCACCGCCGCCCGGAACGCTGCCACGCTCGCCGTGGCGTCCACCGCCTGCTCGGTGATGCCGTAGGTCGATGCCCCGGCGATGACGCCCAGAGGCTCGCCGCTCGATCCTGCGCCGTTGAACGCCGCCGCGTCCATGGCCTGCCCGATTGCGCCCGCCATGTCGCGCCGCACTGCCGCCTCCAGCGCGCTGCCCGATTGCTTCATGCTGCGCCGGGTGATCTTCATCTGCACGCCAAGGGTATGCGCCGGGGTCATCGCGCGGTCGGTGGTGGCGTAGACGCTCGGGCCTGCCACGTCGCCGGTCTCGGTCGCCTGCCACCCTGCCGTGACGGAACTCGTCACCACGGGCCATTCCGCCGCGCCCTGGTCGATCGTGATCATCTGCCCGCCCATGGCCGATGCCATGCTATCGGGAAACAGCCGGTCGATGATCGGACGGGTGGACACGGGGTCAGGGGTGCCACTGGCCACCGTCTCGCCCGCGCGTTGTTCCAGTGCCTGCCACGGGATCGGGACGCCCCGGAACCCGCCTTGCTCGCGCAGCTCCTGCACGATCTCCGCCGTCTGGCCACTGATCACGCGCCCCTCGTCGAGGTGCAAAGCCACCTGCCGCATTTCGAACCCGGCCATCATCTCGGACCATTCGCGGCTCGATCGCGTCTCCAGCTCGCCCTTGGCCTGCTCGCGTTCCTCGTTTTCGCTGATCAGGGCCGCGCGATAGCGCCGCTCGTTGTCCTGATACTCCCTGTCTGCCGCGTCCATCTTGGCGCGCGTCTCGTCGGTCAGGGTTTCGGCCCCGGCCATCTCTGCCAGCTGTTGACGGATCTCGGATTGCCGCCGCTGGATCTTCACTGAATCAAGCATGTCGTGTCCTTTGCGTGCTTGGGTTTCGTGGCCAGCTCGGCCACCGCTTTGCGCCACGCTTGGCGCTTCGGATTAGGCGCGTTGCCCAATTCCTTGTTGGTTTCGATGGTGTGACAGGGCGCGCAGAGGGTGGCGCAGTTGCCAGGATCGAACGCCAGCTCGGGGTGATCGGCCACGCGCTTGACGTGGTGAACCTCCAGCCGCCGCCGCGATCCGCATGCGGTGCATTGCCAGCCGTCCCTTTCCAGCACGGCATGCCGCACGGGTTGCCACCGCTTGTCAGTCAGCGCCCATCTGCCCGGCCTATTCAATGATCGGACCCTCCACTGTGAACTCCAGCAGTTGCCGACGCTGGCCGATTGACGGCTCCTTGATGCCGACGATGCCCCACAGCTCGCCCTCGTGCTGGATCCGGTCATCGCCGGTAATGCCGCGCGTGAACTCGGTCGATCGGCATTGAAACCGGATCATGCGCCGGACGCGGAACACGCCCGCCTGCACGGATTCCTCGTCTTTCACGTCCTGCCGCAGGGCCGCGATGACCTCGCCGTGATCGCTCCATGTCAGTGTCGATCCGCCGAAACTGCCTGTTGTCTCGGTGGCCCGCTGGAACTGGATCTGCCGATCCATCGCGGAACCGATGCCGCGCCCTCTCATGCCCATGCGAGTTTCGCCTTTCCTTCGGGTTGGCCCTGCATGCGCACGCCCTGCGCCACCGCGATGACGGTTGCCGCCGCCGCGTCGATGCGCCCGGTCGATCGGCCACGGGCCAGCTTGTGATTGCCTGCCGGGTCCACCAGCGTGATGGCGTCGGAAAACGCCGACCGCAGCAGCAGGGACGGGGTGCACAGAACCTTGCCCTCGAACAGCGCGCGCCGGAATCGCTCCACATCCTCGGAACCATCGCGCCAGCCCATGCCGCGCCAGACGCAGGGAACACGCTCCAGCCCCGCGCCGCGCAGCGCCTCGACGAACTCCGCATGCCGGAACCTGTCACCCACGACAGCCGCCGGGGCCTGCCCGTCCAGCAGCTCCACGACATTGGCCAGGAACCGATCCACGGGCACGGTGGTGTCGCCCATTGTCACCAGCTCGCCGCGGTCGCTCATCTCGGTATAGCGCCCGGACACGCCGTCAGACGCGCCACGATCCGCAAGCCCCGGTGTTGTCGGGAACGCGCCCACGCACTCCAGACGCCCCGTCACGGGCCAATACAGCGCCGCCGCGCTCATGCTCCGGGAACCGCCAAGATCCACGCCAAGGATCACGGGGCCGTCACGCTCGGGCAGTTTCTCGGGGGCCAGCTCGGCCGCCAGCCATTCGTCGATCGTCACCAGCACGGAACGGTCGTCAGACGCCACGCGCTCGTTGCGGTTGAGATTGCGGAAACTCGACAGCGCGGATCCGCCCCGCGCAATGGCCCGCTTGGCCTGCGCCACCAGCCAGTCCGGGGTTGCGCCGATATGCTGCCGCGCGCCGGGGTTGGCGATCAGCAGGCTTTCCAGATCATCCGGGGGCAAGCCCGCCTCGGGCCGATGCTCCTGCACGTAGCTGCCCGGCGGTGGTTCATCCATCCATCGGGAAAAGGTGTTCGTATCGTCGGGTGCGCTCGTCGAGATTATCAGCGCCTTGCCATCGCGCTTGCCAAGCCCGGACAGAATGGCGTTTTCGAGGTTGTCGCCCTTCTCGCGTTCCCAAGCCGCGCGCTCGTCGAGTATGGCCAGCGTCGGTGCGCCGCCAAGGATAGACCGGCCATCGGCGGGGATGACACGCGCCAGCCCGCCGCCGTTCATGTCGGTTTCCACCTCCAGCCGGGATCCGCGCCGGATGGTGAATTGCTCTTGCTCGTCCTCGGGCAGTCCCTCGATGAAACACACCAGAAACCCGAACGCCGTCTTTGCCTGGTCACGGTTGCGGGCCGCGAAGATGATCTCGCGCTTGGGCTGGTGTGCGATCTCGCCCATCAGGTGCCCCAATGCCAAGCCAGCCGACAGCGCGGTTTTCGCGTTGCCTCTGCCGATCGACAGCAGGGCCACCGCCGTGTCCTTTGCGAACGCGCCGCGCACGAAGTCCTTTTGAAACGATGCCAGCCGCATGGGCTTGCCAGCCCGCCGCCCCTCGGGAACCGTCAGCCGCGACAGGAACCGCAGCGCCGCCGTTGCATCTCGGGACGCCCGCGCCATCAGGCTATCCCCGGAATTTTTCGGGGGGCTTGGGAAAGAGAAAACAACAGTATGCAGCCGGTTTCACTGTGCAGCGAAAAGCCAGGCATAAAGGTTACTTTGCCCCACAGCGCCCCAGAGCGGGCCACACAGCGCCTTGCGGGTGCTGCCGTCCTCATGCTCGAACACCTACGCTCACGCGCCTGTAGCGTGCGCAGATGCGGGCCGTCGATGGTGCTAGCCGGGGGTTGTCGTCCATGTCGCCGCGACGGTCGAACAGCCGCAGGGCTTGGTCCATGACAGCGAACCGCAGGTCACGGGGCACGGCTTGAGCATCAGCGCCATAGCCTGCCGCGTAGGTGATGCGGATTTGTGCCTCGGGTGCGGTGGTGAACCGGATCTCTGCATGCCTGCCGGGTCGCAGGTGCCAGCCGGTGCTGATGGTGGTGGTGCTGCCATCCTCGGCCACGCTCTCGACGGTCACGGTGGCGTCAGCCTGCACGGGGCCAATGGGCAGGGGCAGGATAGCGCCGGGGGTGCTGGTGGTGGTCTCTGCCGTGATGGTCTCGGACAGCAGGGCAAGGTTTGTGTGTCTGGCCACCTCGTCGGATGCCGCAGAGGCATAGGCCATCGCGCCGGGGATCTCTGCCGCCTCGATCCGCAGATGCTCTTGCAGCTCGTCGAGGATTACCGGGTCGCCGGTCGATAGCCGTGTTCGGTCGATGACGCGCATGGGGTGCCTTGCGTTAGGTCAGCGTTGCTTACCTATACCACATGGTGATTCGTGCTGCAATAGTAAGTCAATAATACTTACCTATTGGTGATGGATAGACCCCTGCCACCCGCTCCTTCCCCCCGCATAGGCAAACAGGCTCTTGGCCTGCATTGGGGAAAGGCCCTGCGCTTCCTCGATCCGTATCCACGCGATGCCCTGTATCGGGGGCCAGCCGCCTTCCCCTGAGCTTTTCACTCAGCCCGCCCTTTGCAGCTCTGCGCCGGTGCGGTCCCGGGTCATACGCCTTCTTTCTGAGCGCTTGCCACGTGGGTTATAGTGTCGCGTTTCTGAGCGGGCCTAGCAGGAGCCGGTACCGCTCGGGGTGGGTTAGAAGTCCCCGGATCGTCATAAGCCCGTCGATTTCGCTCAACGGTCAAAGGCTAGGGCTTGCTGGTGGGATATGCCCGGTCGCGCCGGTCTGCTCCGATGGATTGACGCCCCCGCACCGCGCCCATGGCACGGGGACGGGTGGCGTTACCTCGCTGGCAAAAGCAGCTGGGTTATCTCGGTGCGGTCGGCCTGCTCGGCCTCGCAGTCCTCACGGAAGCGGGTCGGGTCGATATGCTCCCAAAGCGCCTCTTTCAGGATTTCCGCGATGACGTTGGGGGGCAGCGCCTCCAGTTGGCACGTTCCGCCCTCCCAGGACCGCGAACGGGTGTCGGTCGCCTTCGCGGGTGCGGTTGGAAGATCGTATGCAGCAACCTGCGCGCGGGTCAGGGCGATGCGGTGAAATTCGACGCTCACCATCCCATGCGGTCGATCGGCTTCAACAAATGCCGAAACGTCCTGCGCCACGCAATCGAAGATGCCTTCCCCGCTCGGGTCGCAATCGCCAAGGTGCAAGATGATCGCGGGTTTCTCGATCCGCACGATACGGTCGGCCAAGTCTTTCTTGGCGGTTAGGCTATCGAAGCCGCCCGACGAATACGCGCGCACAGAAAAAGGCTCTGCCACATCGTCCAGCTGGGGCAGCATGCCCGCCGCCTCGCACCAGACCTCGATGTGCACATCCTGCGCAGACAGCTTGTTACGCGTGTACCTTTCGCCCATCCGCCGGACGTGGCGCAGGAAGTCGTCACGGTCGTCAAAGTGATCTCGTCGATAGGTCGTCACGCCATCGTCGCGGATCGCATGGAACGGGATCACCAGCCCGCGCCGCGCATTGGCAAGGTGATTGCAAAGCCGCCCATAAGCCGCCTCGCTCTTGTCATAGCCATGCGCGCCGACCATCCGATAGAAGATTTGCCGACAAGTCAGGGGCCAATATTGGCGATACTCGTCGAGAACCTCTTGCACCTGATCCAGCAGGATGCGGGTCTTGGCATAGGGCCGATAGTCGCTGATGTATCCGCGCGCTCGGCCAGATTTACAGCCAGCCGCGATTTCAGTTTCAGCAGATTTACGGCCAGCCGCGATTTCGCTTTTCGCCCCGCTCAT